AACTTCAGTATTTGCATTATACTGACAATAAGAAAGGCCGTCATAATTTAGTTGTCTATAGCGTTGAGGCAAAACTTCCAGAAGGAATTGAGGATCCAGAGGAGATAGCCAGAGAGTACGAGGCTTTCTTAAGCTTGGATAATGCACAGTACAGGGGAGTATTAGAGGAATTACAATCAGAATACAATTCCCTTGTTAATCAATACAACTTTCAGAATGACGAGGACGAATAGGAGGGGGATTTCCCTCTCCTAAGAGAAAGGATATATATGGGCTGGAAGGAAAATAAGGCGCAAAGGGATATTGCTTACGCCAGAGCAAAGGTAAAGCGGGTGCCCTTTGATATACAGGTGGCGGAGTATGACCGCTTGAAAGAAATTGCTGGAGATACGGCGGTTAATACCTATATCAAGAAGGCATTGAACGCTTTTTCCGGGGAAGAAATATTTAAAACTTAAAAAGGAAGTAGACGACTTTAAAAAAGGGCAGCTTAGCGGCTGTTCTTTTTTTTATTGCTAGGGCAAAAACCCCTTGATTTTGCTTGAATTATAGGCAGAAAGGGGGATTTATGGAAGCGATTTGGAAGCCACAACCAAAGCAAGCCTTGATGATGGCAAGGGCGGAGTATGAAGCACTATACGGCGGAGCGGCTGGCGGTGGAAAGACGGACTATCTCGTTATAGAGGCATTAAGGCAAGTGCATATTCCGCACTATAAAGCCTTGATTTTAAGAAGAACCTTCCCCCAGCTGAAGGAAATCATAGATAAGGCCTTCCTTTACTATCCGCAAGCATTCCCGGATGCCAAGTACAACAAGACGGAGCACCGCTGGACTTTCCCAAGCGGGGCAAAGATTGACTTTGGAAGCCTCAATTCCGAAGAGGACAAGTATAAGTATCAGGGTATTGCATACGACTTTATCGGATTTGACGAATTAACTCACTTCACGGCGACACAATACGAATATCTAAAGTCAAGAAACCGTGCAAATGGTGCGGGAACTGCCGTATATACACGGGCGACAGCGAATCCCGGCGGAATAGGGCATGGCTGGGTAAAGGATAGATTCGTTACGTCTTGTAAGGCTGGAGAGACTAAGACGGAGGTATATAAGGTAAAGACAGCCCACGGGATAGAGTACAAGGCGCAATCCCGCGTATACATCCCCGCCTCTGTATTTGATAACAAAAAATTATTGGAAAACAACCCGGAATATGTCACGCATCTTGCCGCGCTTCCTGAAGCGGAGCGAAACGCCCTTTTATATGGGGACTGGGATAGCTTTACAGGGCAAGTATTTACGGAATTTAGAAATGACAAGGACGGCTATATCACGCGCCAGTGGAGCCATGTAATCGAGCCTTTTCCGATTCCTGAGTGGTGGAAGGTATTTCGGGCTTATGACTTTGGCTATAGCAAGCCCTATGCGGTCGGCTGGTATGCCGTGGATGGAGATGGGCGAATGTACCTTATCCGGGAATTGTACGGCTGCACAAGTACCCCTAATACAGGCGTGAAGCATGAGCCGCACGAACAAGCACGGAGGATAAAAGAGGTAGAAAACACCGACCCTCGGCTAAAGGGAAGGAAGATAAGCGTTGGAAGTGTTGCGGATCCAGCGATATGGAATAAGTCGACAGGCGTATCAGTAGCGGAGGCTATGGAATCGGAAGGGGTTTACTTTGATAAGGGAGACCATGAAAGGCTAGCCGGACTTATGCAATGCCATTACAGGCTTGCCTTTGATGAAAACGGCTACTCGATGTTCTATGTCTTCTCTGACTGCCTCGATTTCATCCGGACAGTGCCGAATCTGACCTATGACGAGAAGAACGTGGAGGATATCGACAGTAGCCAAGAAGACCATATTTACGATTCATGGCGGTATGCGTGCATGAAGAATCCCATAAAGGCAAGAATGAACTACATCGACAGGGAATCACACGATTTTGACCCGCTTAATTTGTATCAAGGAAACGCCAAGAGAAGGCTATATAGAGGATAGGAGGAAAGAATGGCAAGAAAGAAGAAGGAAGTAGTAGAAGAAGAGAAGAAGCAAGTGGCAAGTGCCGGGGAAGGCATTGCGGAGGATAGACCGGAGGGAAAGCCTTTTATGAATCCCCCGGTTGAGTCTGTAGTGTATAAGCCGAAGCTTACGGACGAGGATTGCAGAGATGCAGAGTTTAGGTGTAAGCGGTACCATGAGAAGATGCAACCGCTTGAGAATCGCTTAATCGAGAACGAAACATATTATCGCCAGCAATATTCTGATTACAAGGACACGGACGACAGAAAGTCATTGCCGGAGAAGGGGAGCGGGTATCTTATCAATGCGATTATTAACAAAGTCGCCGATATGATGGATAACTACCCCCAGCCGACTATCCTACCCCGTGAGGAATCGGACGAGGAAACGGCTTCAATCCTTAGCAAGGTTATTCCCGCCATTTTGGAACGGAATAACTACACAAAAGTGTATTACAAGTGCGCCATGGAGAAGGTTAAGAACGGCGTAAGTGTGGCCGGAGTATTCTGGAATCCCACAAAGGATAATATTGGAGACGTTGAGATTAAGCGTATTGATATCATAAATATGCGCTGGGAACCAAATATAGAGGATATACAGGACAGCAAGGAAGTGTTTATCCTCACGGAATCCGATGTAGAGACTATGAAAGTGCTTTATCCGCAGATTCTGGGCAATCTTACCGGGGAATTTGGTACGGATTTAAGCAGTTATAGCGATTCTGAGGTGGCAAGGTCGGAAGATAAGGTAATTGTCTATGACTGGTACTACAAGAAGACCGTGTCTGTTGAGATTGGCGGACAGGTATTCCCAAAGACCGTCCTACACTATGCCAAGTTCTGTAATGGAAAGCTATTGTACGCTTCAGAGAATGACCCCGCAAAGGAATCCGGCTGGTACGAGGATGGACAGTACCCCTTTATCTTTGATGTAATGTACCCCATCAAGAATACCCCAGTCGGTTTCGGCATGATTGATATTATCCGGGAGCCTCAGGAGTTTATAGACAAGATGAATAAGGCTTTGATTCAGAATGTTCTTGCCAATGCCCGCCCTAGGCGATTTGCGAAGGACTCGACAGGCATTAACGAGGAAGAATTCAACGACTACAATAATCTGATTGTGCATTATGAGGGCGACCCTAACGGCATTGTGCCGATTGATGTAAACCCCTTGCCCCCTATCTATGCGCAGATTCTGGAGAATGTGAAAGAGGAACTTAAGGAAAATTCCGGGAACCGTGACTTCTCACAGGGAGCAACAAGCGGAGGCGTTACAGCAGCATCCGCAATCGCCGCATTACAGGAAGCTTCAAGTAAGACTTCCCGCACCATGAATTTAGTGTCCTATGATGCCTTTAAATCCCTTATCACAATGGTAATAAGCAGAATGCAACAGTTTTACAGCGTTCCCAGAACCTACCGCATAATCATGAATAACGAAAACTACTATGCAATGGTGGGCATCTCCAAGGATTCCCCTATGGCAAGCGATTCCATGGCGGAGCTACTGCCGGATTCTGTATTTGACCAGTCTATAGGGAAGTACATGGGCGGCCATAAGCCTATCTATGATATTTCCGTGGGAGCGGAAAAGGCGAGTCCGTATTCAAGGGTAGCGCAAAACGAATTTGCAAAGGAACTTTTCCAGTTAGGCGTTTTCAATCCACAGCTTGCAGACCAGACGCTTGGAATGCTTAAGATGATGGATTTCGACCAAAAGGAAGAGATTATCCAGATGGTATCTCAAAACCAGACCTTGCTCCAAGAGAACGCCCAGATGAAGCAATTATTGCAAGGATTGGGCGGGATTGTAGCGGAGACTACTGGAGACACCAGGATCATGCAGATGTTCGGTATGCCGGAAGAGGCGCAAGCTATACCGGGGAAAGCAAGTGGCCAGAGCATAGCCGTGAACCAATTAGGGGAAGCACGGAAGGAAAACACAACCTCACAGGCGGAGAAAGCTAGGATAGAGGCAAGAGAAAGGGCGGGCGTATGATAAAAGGCTTATGGAGAGAGACGGAGGGAGGCATAGAGCTATCCCTCCATGGACACGCAAAGAGAGAGAAGGAAGGCACGGACTACGCTTGCAGTAAGGTTTCCGCCCTGTCGCAAGCGCTTGCCTATAGGGTGCTTGAGTTCTTCAACAAGGACAGTAGGGGCGGAAGCTACTACTACAACGCAAGCCACGGAGATTTCACTTTATCCGTAGATTTTGGGCGTATGCCGGAGGCGGAAAGAAGGGAAGTTCTGGCGATGTTTTCCGTTGCCCTATATGGATTGGATATTGTCGCTATGCAATATGAAAATAGTATCGTTATTGCTAGGGAATCTGTAAAAGAGAAGTGCTAAAACCATTTTAGACACTAGGGAAAGACCTAAGATACGGACACGCTCACCATAAAGAGCAGAAGGGAAGAAACGAATGAAAAGATTATACCTTGAACGTTTACAATTTTCAGATGGCGGAGCAGACGGCGCAAGCGGTGCGGAAGGCACGACAGAAGCGCAAGAGACTGCACAGGCACAGGAAGGAGAAGCGCAGAATCCGGAGGAGAAGACGGAGGAAGTTCCTAAAGAAGAGGCTCCAAAGGCTGACCTAAAGAAGCTACTGAAAGAAAACGAGGATTTAAAGGCGCAGTATGATAAGGCGGTGCAAAACCAAATTATCAGGCGTTTTAAGGACTATGATGGCCTTAAAGCAAAAGTTGCGGATTTAGATATGCTGTCCGGCTTAATCATGAGTGCATTTCCGGATGCGCCGCAAGACGGAGACCCCGCAAGCCTAGTCGCATACCTTCAGAACAAAACAGATTTGTACGCAGAGGCGGCAAGTCAAGCCGGTATGACCGTAGATGCCTATAGGCGTATGCAAGAGGTAGAAGCGAAGAATCGGGCATTGCTGGGAGAACAGAGAGCGGCACAAGAAGAAGCGCAGAGGCGAGAGCTTTACGCCAGATGGGATGCGCAAATTCCGGAAGTAAAGGAAGCTTACCCGGACTTTGACGAAGCGGAGGAAATGGGGAACGAGGAGACAGGGGAAAGATTCATTTCTCTGATTTCTCAAGGCTGGACTATGAAACAGGCATATGAAGCTATCCATATGCACGAGATTATGGACAGACAGGCGCAAATTGCGAAGAAGCAGGCCGCCATGGAGACCGCCCGCCAGATTAAGACAGGGCAAGGAGATGTGAAAGAATCCGCAACCGGCAGAACGGCATTATCTCCAGTGAATGGGGATATTTCCAAGATGAGCGATAAAGAAATCGCGGAAATTGTAAACAGAGTAAATAGAGGAGACAAAGTTATCCTCTAAGAAGAGGAGAAGAAGACTATGAGATTAGCAGAAACAAAGACCAATGTTCTGGATTTACTGTATCTTGAAGCATTACAGTTCCCAGACCCTACGCCGATGAACCTTACCACCAGTAATGCTTCCGACAATGACTTATCCCCATCCAACAATAAGACGTTCTATGACAAGAACCTTATCCGCTTGGTGGGTCCTTCCTTGATTCACGATCAGCTTGGAAAGAAGGTAAATATTCCCAAGAACCACGGAAAAACTATTGAATTTAGAGGATTCGAGCCACTGGCAAAGGCAACAACTCCGCTTACCGAAGGAGTTACTCCTACCGGAAAGAAGCTGGATATGTTCACCGTAACCGCTGTGCTGAAGCAGTACGGCGACTATGTAGCATTGTCCGACCTTCTGGAAATGACCGCCATTGATAACCATGTGCTGGAAGCACAGGATAAGCTTGGCGACCAGGCGGGAAGAACCCTTGACACAGTAACCAGAGAAGTGATCAATGCCGGAAATAACGTGCAGTACGCTGAAGGACAGGTATCTTCCAGAACCGCCCTTACTTCCGCGCATAAGCTTACACCTAAGGCTATCGCTATGGCGGTAAGAACATTGAAAAAGTACAGCGCGCCGAAGATTAACGGAAAGTACGCTGGAATTATTTCTCAGGACGTTGCCTTTGACTTGGAGCAGAACGATGACTACAAGAATATGTTTAAGTACACTGACAATAGTTCATTCAAGGAAGGCTATTTGTTTGACTTGCACGGCGTAGAGTTCTACGAGACTTCCGAAGCGAAGAAGTGGATTAATGCGGGAGCGTCCTCTGTAGACGTATATTCTACCTTGATTTGCGGAAAGGATGCGTTTGCAGTAACCAGTTTAGAGGGAGAAGGCTTGGAGACCATCGTTAAGCAGCGCGGTTCTGCCGGTTCTTCTGACCCATTGAACCAGCGTTCTACTGTAGGCTGGAAGGCACTAAAGGCGGTAGCTATCCTTACAAACCAGTACATGGTTAGAATTGAGACAGCATCCACCTATAACGAGCATGAGGCTAACTAAAAGGAGGTAGCATGGCAAATAAAGTAGTAGAAACAAATGTGATTGAAGGCGCGACAGTAGAAGCACCAGCGGAAGCAACCGCACCGGTTGAAGAGGT